AGATCGAACGACGCGCCGTTATAGCTCGCCTGAATTTTGCGCGCGTCGACAACCGCACGCTTGAGCTCGTCCAGATTCATTAGGTCGAGTAACCCGTCGGCCGGCTCGCCAGTGTGAATTTAACAGGCGTCGTGACCTTATCGCCGGTTGATCCGGTAGGTATCAGTGTCGCGCTGACCTGGCCGTATAGTAGAGTGCGACTCAAATCGGAAAACGTAATATGTGCCGCCAGCTTCGCCTTGGTTGCGTCGGCCTGGGCGAGAGCGATCAGTCCGGGGTCGGCGATATCGTGCAGGGCCTCCATTGCAAAGGCAATTGACGACGCGTTACCTAGTATAACCTTGTCTTGGTCATCGTGCACCGTGGTTACGTTGACCTCCGCGCGCTCGCCGCCCGACACGGTTACCGCCGAGATGACGTCGAGATTTGTCCCAAATGTAATCACCTGCGCCGTGCCCGCCGCAAAGGTATCGTATAGCGTCGTGTCCTCGCCCTCTAGTTCGAATGAGACGCCGGCCGACAGGCTCGCGACCCGGAAAACCCGCCCATTTATTTGATTCATTCCCGTCACCAACAGCAACACGTAATCGCCGTTTGCGGGATCGGTCCCGGAAAAGCTAACGACGCCGGGATTCGCTTTTGTTATCCCCGAAATAGTAACCGCCGTCGCGAGAGCGGATTGCAAGGCGATCACAACCTTTGACCACAATTTAGGATTTGGCATAGCAACGACTCCTTGTTAAGTTAAAACGTCCGGCGCGCCGGCGGCGGTGAAAATCTGCACGGAAAACCTGACCGTTATCGTTCCATATTCTTTTTCGCCGGGCTCGCGCTCTAGCTCCGAGCCCGTATAGATAAACTCTAAATCGTGGCCGCCGACCGTAAGCCCGGCGGCTAGCGCGATTTCAACCTCTTTGCCGATATCGTTTAGAGTCCGGTCGACCTGCGAGTTAAGCTGTGCCGCACCGAGCACGACCAGCTCGGCGCTGCGCTGATAGAGGGCCGGCGCGGCGATTGTTACGAGCACGGCCTCGTCCGAATTAAAGTAAACGCAAATGCCCGGAAGCTCGGTTGCCGCCTCGAGCGGGCGCACCGGGAAATCGAACACGCGCGCCCCCGTAGTACTCAGCCCAGTAAGTGCCGTTTTGACCGCGTCCACGACTTGTTGCCGCGAGTGATCCGCCATTAGGCCACCCGCTCGAGCGTGAGTAACGCGGTCAGCCCGTCGTCGCGCAAGTGCAAGCCCTCAATCGTGAAAGAAACATCGCCGACGACGAGCGCCTTTCCTTTCGGGGCGGCATCAACCGCCGAGGTCATTACGAGCGCGCTCGTCTGCGATCCGCCGATAACCCCCAAGGTTTCGAGATATTCATAGTCGATGATGACCGCGATATCGACGCGCGAGTCGTAGCGTGCGCGCTTGGCAAAACCAAAATCAATGTCAAAAAAATCGAGCAGATCCTCGGCAAACATCCGGCGCCCTAGGTCGTGTACTTCGGATGCGCTAACAAAGTTACGCCCACTCCGACGGGCCCCGTAACGATCGTCCCGACGTAACGGATCCAGCCGCGCACGGACCCGGCAGGGATAGTCCGTTTTTCAATCAACGGGTCGTTTGCCGTGGTTACCGCGGTAAATGCGCCCTCGGTCGGCGTAACCCCGGCCGCGCCAGTGCCGGCGCCGTCGCTTGCGTCCTCGATTGTTGGCGTAATACTGCCGGCGCCGACGACCCCAACATTCGACTGTAAGACCAGGTCGCCTTCGTATTTGCGAACGTCTATCCAGGCGCTCGTTGCCGCCGCAGTATTGGCGGCATCAACTGCGGCCAGCACCTGGACCGACTCTGCCGCCTGTCCCTGATTATTTAACATGCTCATAATCCTTTACAAAAGAAAATAGTTAACCTGCTAGACCAAGCCTTGCCCCTGGTCCTGGCGCCCGCGCCCCGCGTCCCGCTTTTCTGCCTTGATTTCCGTCGACGCGGCCGGCGCCGGCTCTGCGGCGATCCGCTCGGCCTTGTTTGCCGCCGCTAACTCGAGCCCGAACAAGGCAGGAACCTCGATCACGTCCCCAACCTTGTGTTGCTTGCCCGCGTACCAGAACGCGCGCACGACTTTTATTTTTTCGTTTCGCATATCATCCCTCGCAAAAAAACTGCCGGCGACGAGCGCCGAGCCCGCCGCCCGCAGTACCACATCAACCTTCTTGCCCGTTTTATTACGTAATACTCGTTGCCAGAGAGAACGCGAACGGCCGGCGCACCCCAACGTCAAGCGAATAAATCGCACGGACGCCTATAATCCCGGCCTGGAAATTCGCAAAAGGATTTACTTCGACCTCAAGCACTCCCCACTCACCGACCACGACCTCTTGCCAATCGCCGAAAAGCGCATTCGCCGCCGGCATTTGGTTTGAGCTCATCGCCGGAAAGCCGCTTACTTGGCCGTCCCAAATGTTCCCGACCCAAAGCGGGGTATCGGTATTAGTAAAACGCGACCGCTGCATCAACAGTGCCGCGACGGCCGGCGTTGTCACATATCCGCCCTGAACCGGGCGAACATTGGATGCGGCGACGTCGGTTTGGAAGTCGAGGATCCCGGCGTATGCAATTGAGGTCCCGGTTACCGCGCCAATACCCGCGGTCCCGATAATGCCCAACGGTTGCCCCGAGGCGCCCGACCCGTTGAGAACGGCCAGGTCGGCAGCCGTTGCCACGACTTGCGCCAGGTCGTCGGTCACGATGCCCTCGGCCCCTGGGCTCGATTGCAAAAGCAGTTGACGCGAAATTTCCGTATAGGCGCCAACGTTTTTCGGGCTCAAAGCCATTTGCACAAAGGTCTGTTGCGACTCCGTGATCGTAGAGGCTTCGTTGGCGAGCCAAACCGCGGTCGCTGCCGCGCTTTGCCTCGGAACAGCGACGCTACCGACCAACCCCGAAAGGCGGCGCGCGCCCATCCGATAGGCAACGGACCGGTTGTAAAGCATTTCCGTAAATCCCAGGTTACTTGTTTCCACAAGGAACCCGCCGGCGCCCGCCGTCGCCACGGTCAAGTCGCGCTGTTGGCGCAATACCGGCCGCTGCATAACCTCGAAAGGCACATAGAACTTGGTTGGCTCGGCAATACGGTTTAGCCGTTGCGCTACCGCGCGCGAGCACTCGAGCTCGAAGCCCGCTTTGCTCCAATCCTTTTCGACGCAAGCGAGGATCGCACGGGAGAAGGAAAACCGCTGCGTCTCGCCCGAGCTCAACCCGACTTTGGATAGCGGCTGCGGGTTTTGGCGCCCGCGGTCCTCGAGGATCGCGAGAATGTCTTTCGACACTTCCTCGAGGCTGTAACCCTGATTGATCCAGGCATCACGCACGTTATCGGCAATTTTGTTACCGGCCGCAAAATTGAGGATCGCCCGGCGCCTGGCGGCCTCAAGATCCGCCGCGCTTGTCTGCTGATTGCGCTGCGCCGCCCTTTCTTTTTCCTCCGCTTCCCTTTGTGCAAGTTGCTCCTGGTCCTGTTTGCGCTTTGCTTCGGCGGCCTGTTGATCGACCGCCATTTGGTCTTTCTGTTCCATGGTTTTCCTCGCTTTCAAATAGGCGGTATCCGCCGGGTTAACGTTTGCTTCTGCTGCCCTACCGACTCCGACCGTACTGTCGGCCGGTTTTGTCACCAAAGAAAGCTCGTTTGGCGTCCATGCCGTAACGGTAAACTCGTCGAGCTCGTCGCCGCCGGCGCGCGTCAATTTCATATCCTCAATCGAATAGCCGACGGAAATTTTAGTTAAAATTCCGTCGCTAACGTCGCGGAAAATTTCCGCCGCGCGCGGGCTATTGCCAAAGCGCGCGCGAGCGCGCGCGACCTTGTCGCCGTCAATTCGTGCGGTCCCCGCCTCTATGACCCCGACCCAATCGCCGGGATCGTGGTTTATTAAAAGATTGGCGCCGTCGTTCAGCCGTGACAGATCAACGGCCCCCTTCTGATGGGAGAGGACCTCCCAACCATACCAACGCCGCACCCGCACCGCCTCGGATGAAAAGGCGAGCTCGACCGTGCGCTCGTTTTCTTTTACCGTTTCGCGGTTAAAAGTTAGCTCGCGTTTTTCCCCGTCCGCTCGCGCACGCCCTAGAATTTCACTTAATGTCGGCTTCATTTATCACCCCTTAATCGCAACGATTCGCGCCGCCCCTCTCGTGCCTACCCGCCCCCTGTCGTCGGGGTCCTCGGGATCCTCCGCGTCGGAGTCCTCGGGATCCTCTGCGTCGGGGTCCTCGGGCTCGGGCCCACCTGGCGCCGGCGCCGGCGCCGGCGTAGCGGGCGCGTAAACTTCCGGGGACGTTACAAATTTCAAACCCATTTGCTCCATTAACTTGAGCTCGCGTGCGCGAGTCCGCAACACGTCCTCGAGATCCTGTCCGCCGCCACTGGCCGCAATGACGTCGGTCACTGTAGTGAATCCATCCTCTACGGCGGCCTGGTAGGCCGCGACCTCTTTTGCTGGATCGACCCAACCCCAACCGCGAGGCTTAAACAGGACCTTTTCGTATTTCAGTGGATTGCTTCCGTATTCCTCGAGCCGCACGCCGGCGACCGCCCCCGATAAAACCGCAGACTGTAGCCAGGTCTTATGTAACGGCAGCCGAAAATTACGGATAAACCATTGTTGCAACATGCGCCACAGATCGCGGTCATCGAGTAACGCCAGGCGCGAGGATGAATAGTTGCTTTGTGAATAGTCACGACTCAGCGACTCGTAACTTACCCCCACGCCGGCGGCGACCTCGCGCAACATGTAGCGCATAAAGGGATCCAGTGCCGTATTCGGCCGGGTCGGCGAGTGAAAATTTAGCTTCTCATTCGGCCCGAGTTTTTTCATCATGCCAACCTCGAGCGGAAATTCCTCTGTTCCATCGGGTTTTGTTTCGGCAAGGGGCGTATCCTGGTCCGTGCTCTCGATTGCCCCGAGATACATCGCGCCGCCGCGCGCCGCGACAATCTCCGCCTCGCTGTACCCGTCCATATCGTTTAGTTTCCGCGCGACCGCGTGCAGCCACGGCTCGCCGCGCGTTTGCGGCCACCGATCGACAAGCCGCAGGTGCCAAACCTGTTCGGCAGGTACGCGCTCGATTAAATCAATTTCGCCGCCCTGCGTCCGCGTCTCGCCGGGGTGCCGGCGGCGGATCCAATAGGCAATTGCCCGATGGAATACGTCTACCTCAATTCCCATTTTCACCGTCGCGCCGGCCGCAATCGGCCCCGGCACATGGTCGCTCGTAGAGCCATGCGGTACGCGCTCGGCCTCGATTAGTTCGAGGGCAAAAGGAATGCGGCTTGCCCCGAATGTCCGAAAGTGCTTGCGGACAAAAACCTCGCCCGCCTCGAAAATCTGCCCCATCAAGGCACGCTCGAAATCAGAAAAATGCAGCGCCCCGCCAGTATGGCAAGAGTCCGCGGCGCACCACTCACGAAAGGCGCTCTCGATTGCATCATTGATGTCCTCGCGCATCGTATCGCGCGAGGACATAACTTGTGCCTGTAGACCTATTCCCGACCCTATAACATTATTTGTGACAACCACTTTTGCCCGCTTCGCGTACGCCGCATCCCGCACGAGGGCGCGCGAGCGGTTACGCAACGAGGTCAAACTGGTATGCAACTCCGAGTCGGCCGACGTCGTCGACTGCGCCCAACCGCTCGTCAATCGTGAATTTAGCGCCGTGTGGTACATGCGCGAATCGGCACGCGCGACGCCGGCGCGCCGTTGCGGCGTTTGTTTGCGCCCGCGTTGCCGCGACGCAAACCCTCTCGCTTTCTTTTTCGGCCTAGACATCATTAAACCTCACGCCAACATTTTTCGGGCTCGGGTGGCCGCCGGCGATCGCCGCCGCGGCGTCCTCCGCCCTGACGATCGACAAGTATTCGGCGTGAAATTTAATTAATTCCTCGGCTCGCATTTTCTGCAAGCTGCGGCCGCCGATTGCATAGCTTTGTTGATCGCTCGTTGCGCGCCGCTCGATGACCGCCTCGAGTGCCTCGAGAACTCGGCGCGCATGTGATCGCCCATCGAACCCGGCCCCCGTGTTCAACGGATCCGGCAAAACGCGCACCCGCCCCCGCATGACTGTCGCGCGCGTCGTGCCGTCGTCTACTACCGCCTGCCAATCGTAGTCGCCGGGATGGTACGCCGCGGTCGCCGCCTTCAGTTGCTCGACTAAATGGTCGTCGCCCTGGGCGTTTGCTGAAAAACTGAACTCATGTTGCCTAGAGCGGAAATAGTAGGTTAGCGTCCAGGTCGTCGCCGGATAGTCGGCTAACGAACGAATCCAGGCCCAGGTATCGCCGGCGACTAGCACCAGCGGCTCTTTTGTTGGAGTATCTGCCATTGATTATCTCGATAGACGCGGCTCTTTTTCGCCCGTCCGCACGCGGCAAAGAATGCTGACTTCCTCGGTCGCCCCGGACGCCAGATTTATACGGCAGGTTACAAGCCCGTCTACCCCCTCCTGGCCCCCACCAACGCGCGCCGTTGCGACCCCGGCGACAATCGTCGGCGTACCATCAATGGTTAACCCCGAGGCGACAGTCCACACCGGCGCGCCACTGATAGAGTCAGTGAGCGGGACATACGTGTTCCAATCAACATCTACCGCCCGCGAAGTGTTCGGGTCCTTCAAAAATTCCCCCAAAAACATTTATTGATTCCTCGGGACAAAAGTGGCGCGCGCGGCCGGCACGAATTCGCCGCGGGCCTGCGGCGTGAATCCAGCCGCCGGCGGGAAAAACTGTTGCCCGCCGGTTGCCGTTATCGGTTGCGCCAGGTCGAGCTCGAGGGCCTGCGCGACGAGTCGCGAGGGCGGCGCCGCGACCGGCTGCGACAGGTCAATTTCGAGGGCCTGACCAAGAAGCTGGCCGATAGGCGCCGCGACCAGCTGCGCCAGGTCGACCTCGAGCGCCTGGCCGATCGCCCGCGCCTTTGCAACGGTAATTGATTGAGCCAGGTCGACCTCGAGGGCCTGATGCACTAGCCGCTGCGGCGGCCACGCTATCGGCTGCGCCAGGTCGACCTCGAGGGCGAGGTTCACAGTTGCCGCCAGGACCCCCGACGGCGTCACAGGCTGCGCCAGGTCGGTCTCGAGCGCCTGGCCGATCGCCCGCGCCTTTGCGACGGTAATTGCTTGCGCCAAGTCGACCTCGAGCGCCTGACCGATCGCCCGCGCCTTGGCAACGGTGACCGCTTGCGCCACATCGACCTCGAGCGCCTGGCCCAGTAGGACAGGCCCAACCGGCGCCACCGGCTGCGCCAGGTCGGTCTCGAGCGCCTGGCCGATTGCCCGCGCCTTTGCGACGGTAATTGCTTGCGCCAGGTCGGTCTCGAGCGCCTGGCCGATTGCCCGCGCCTTTGCGACGGTAATTGCTTGCGCCAAGTCGACCTCGAGCGCCTGGCCGATCGCCCGCGCCTTGGCAACGGTGACCGCTTGCGCCACATCGACCTCGAGCGCCTGGCCCAGTAGGACAGGCCCAACCGGCGCCACCGGCTGTGCCAGGTCGACCTCGAGCGCCTGGCCGATCGACTGCGCCTTGGCGACGGTAATTGCCTGCGCCACGTCGACCTCGAGCGCCTGGCCGATCGCCCGCGCCTTGGCGGCGGTAATTGATTGCGCCAGGTCGACCTCGAGCGCCCGCTGCACTAGCCGCTGTGGCGGCCACGCTATCGGCTGCGCTAGGTCCGTTTCGGTTGCTTGACTTACCGCGACCGTTTGCCCGGCCGCACCTGCCACGCCCCGATCTATATCTATCCCGAATGTCGGCCCGAGCGGAACATGGTCCGCCACCGTGAGCGTGCCAACCTGTGTTCCGGTGAATCCGTTCCCCGTCCAATCGGGGGAATCGGCCGCGCCTTGGAAACCGTATTCGGTGTAAAAAATGCATGAAGCAAAATCAGAAATCTTTCCTGCCCACTGCAGGTTTGCTCTCTCACCAGCGGAGAGAACCTTATCAAAATGCCAGCCCTTCGCCACCCGACCAACAAAAAACCGATTGCCAGCGGTATAATGCCTCCCGACTATAAAATTATTCGCCGAGTTATCATCGGGAGTGCCAGAGCCAGCGGTCTGCGTGCTGTAACTGCTCGGCTCCGCCGCAAGGTTTGATAAATCCCCTACGTGAATTGTGCAATTATTTACGTCGTTGATATCCCATGTTGCAATAACAAATACCCACTTATTGATCCCATAGTGAGCAAAATTCGCAAGGTCTGCAATAACGTTGAGGAAGGCCGTCCCGCTGTTCCGACTTTTTTGCAACTGCAAATTTTTCGGGGTCGATTGAGCATTGAGCCCCAACGCATCGGACTTTTTCGTTTGAATGACCTGTCGCGCCGTATTGTCGGTCGGATAGACCCAAAACGCGACCGCCCCGGCGTCAATGTTATCGAGACGGCCACCGCTGCCGTGGTCGATGTGAGCGGAATTGCTAAATCCTGAAAGTGCCATTACGCGTCCGAATATTCAAAATAGAGCCCGTACACTCGAACTGCTGCGGCTAGCGTGTCGCCGACATCCGCACCCTCTCTAGAAAATATGAATTGCACATCGTCACCCGCCGCAAAATTGCCGTCTGTAAGCGAAATTACGTATTCCATTCGCTCGTTCACCGCGCTCGGGGCTGTGTCGTTGTTACCGCTTAACAGCGATTCTTGAGCCGTTGCTTGGTCGAGGCTCTCCGTGTCATTTCCGCCAACGGCTCGATATGCAAACCCCCACTCCACGTCACCTGTAATTGCCGTAGTCGTCCAGACAACAACGAGATTGGCGCTGCCCACATAATTCTGCGGGACGTGAAATCGCCCGAAACACTCGTCATCGTTTCCGGAATCGTTAAAGACAAGAACCAGACCCTTGAAAAAATCATTTGTTGCCTTGATCGTCGCGGGCTCGAAAAACACATCGCCCGACGCATCGGGAAGCGTGGCTGGGCCTAAAATAGGAATTCTATGCGTTGCCACTATACCCACCTATCCGCTAGTTTTACGACCACAGCTTTGACAATCTCCCGCTTTTGCGCTGCGCTGAGCGTTTTCGGGGCTGTGGCCGTATTGATTGTAGAACTGATTTGATTTTTTGTGGCGTTTGAGGTCAGCAAATCTTCCACTGCTTGAAGCGCGGCGTTGATCTGCGGCTTGTCATAATCAACGGCTCCGAGTTTCTCGCAAGCGTTTCGTGCATCTGCAAGAGTTTTTGAATTTAGTATTGCCACAAAAGACCCCTAGACAAGGTTACAAACCACTTCGCCCATAGTCGACGACACGCGCGATGCTAGCGGCAACTTGAGCCAATCGGCGACAAGGGTTGTCGCAAGGTCCGCAACAAGAGCGGTAGACGCCGGCATGGTATAAATGCATTTCATTTGCTTCCCGGCAGGAACGACGACCTCTTTCCAAAACACCACATCAATTGGATGCTCCGGTATCGTCCACCATTTGCCCTTCGCCGAATGGTATAGGCGCAAACCACTGACCTTCATGTCCGTGGTAGACTGCCCCGGAAATAGCGCCGTAATGCTTGGCTGCTGCATCGTCAGGTTTCCTAGATCAACGCGCTGCCGCCCAATCGCCGCCAGCCCACTTTTCGACCGGGCATCAGCGCGCAACGGCTGCGCGGCGAGTGTCACCTGCA